GTCGCTGGGGTTTTGTAGTCCTACAATCCGGTCTGAATGGACCCCATACAATCCACCTCCAGCCCGGGGAAGCGCCTCGCTGACGCACTCGGTATCACGCAGAGCCGGGTCAGCCAACTCAAAAAGTTGGGGATGCCAACGAGCAGCCCGGAGGCCGCTCAGGAATGGCGTGAGCGGCGGCAGAACATCGTCTCGCGAGCTGCGCCACCGGAGCCGATTGTTTCACGTGAAGAACGACGGCAGAGTTATCCACAGGGAGACGGGTTCGACGAGTCGAACGAGTCGATCGATGAGGCGCGCACCCGGCTGATGATCGCCGACGCGGACAACGCCGAACTCAAGCGCGCGCAGACCGAGCGGGAGCTGTTGAACCGGGTGCGGATCGAGCGGGCGGTGTTCGAAGCTGCGCGTGGGTTGCGGGATCAGTTGTCCAGTTGCGCCGGCACGCTTGGGGCGAGCGTGGCCGGACTGGCGTCGGCCCAGGAGTGCGAGGCGGAGATTCGGCGCGAGCACCGACACTTGCTGGATACGTTTGTGCGGGAGCTGGGCCAGAAAATAGAGGCAGCGTGAGCAATCTCGCGGATGGCCACGCCGCAGTGCTGGCGGCAATTGCGAGAGGGCTGAAGCCGGATCCTGATCTGCCGGTTGATCAGTGGGCCGATGAGCACATGTTCATCCCGGCCGACACCGGAGCCAAAGAGTACGGGCGCTATCGGTCGAGCCGCACGCCGCATGCTCGAGCGATCATGCAGGCCCTTTCTCCGGGGCATCCGTGCAAGCGCGTCGTTGCGCAGATCGCCTCGCAGATGTTCAAAACGCAGTCCGCGCTGAACTTCCTCGGGGCGTCGATTCACCAGGCGCCATCCAATTTCCTGTGGATCGTACCGACCGGTACGCTCGTGAAACGGGCGAGTGTGCGCATCGACAAAACGGTGCGGGTAGTGCCGGTGCTGGCGGAACGGATCGCGCCGAAGCGCTCGCGCGACGCCTCGAACAACATCACGACCAAAGAGTATCCGGGGGGAACGCTGCACATCCTCACCGCCGGTGCGGCCGCGAACTTGTCCGAGGTCGCGGCGCGCTACATCGTCTTCGATGAAATCGATCGGGCCGAGGAAAACGTCGGGAGCGAGGGCGACCCTGGCGCGCTGGCTGAAGCCAGACAAACGACGTTTGAAAGCAACCGCAAGGCCTACTACCCATCGAGCCCGACACTCGACGGCGAAAGTGCGATCCAGAGGTTGTATGACGCTGGGACGCGGCGCGAGGCCCTCGCCGAATGCGTGCACTGTGGTCGCCTGCAGCCCCTGGAATTCGAGCGCTTGATCCGATCCGAAAGCGGCAACGACGCGCTTTACCCGTGCGTCGACTGCGGCGCGCTGCACAGCGAGATCGACAAAACCAAGATGTTCGCGCGCGGGGCATGGTCGGAAGGCGTGCCCGGAGATGGCGAAACCGAATCGTTCACCGCTTCGCAGATGTTCCTGCCATACGGGTGGCTGCCATGGATCGCCCTCATGCGCCTGTACGATCGCGCGAAGGCGGAGAAGGAGAAGGGGAACGACGCGGAGATGACGGTGTTCTACAACACCCGCCTCGCGCGCTGCTGGTCGCCGACGCGCGAGAAAACGCGGCACGACGAGCTGATGTCGCGTGCCGAACCCTACAAGCTCGGGACCGTGCCCTCGGGCGCGCTGGTGCTCACAGCCTCGGTGGACACGCAGAACAACCGGCTCGAACTCAAGGTGGTCGGTTGGGGCCCAGGGATGGAGGCATGGGTCGTCGACTACCAGGTGATCCTCAGTGCTCCGTCGGAGCGGCACACCTGGGAGAAACTCGACGCCATGCTGCAAAGCACATACATGCACGAGTCAGGCGTCGCGATGCAGGTGCAGGTCTGCTTTGTCGATTCCGGTGGATCCGCAACGACCGACGTCTACGCATTCACCTACGCGCGGCAGCGGCGCAACATCTACGCGATCAAAGGCGCGAGCCGACCAAATCGGCCGATTCTCAGCAGCAAGCCGACACTTGTTGACGTTTCAGGACGCGGGAAAGTGGAGAAGGGAGGGGCGAAGCTGTGGCTCATCGGAACCGATACCGCCAAAGACTACCTCGCTGCGCGCTGGAAACGTTCCAGCGGACCTGGCGCGGTGCACTTCTCGGAAGACCTCGAGGAGGAGTATTTCAAGCAGCTCACCGCGGAGTATCGGCACAAGGTCAAGCGCGGCACGAAATACGTGACGGTGTGGGACAAGCGCCAAGGCGACGCGAACGAAGCCGGCGACCTCATGGTCTACAACATCGCGGCGGCGCATTTCCTCGGGCTGCACAAATGCACCGATGCGCACTGGGAAAAACTCCGAGCGAAGGTGTTGCGCGAGCCCGTTGCGTTGTCTGCGCCAGAGGAAACAGCGGAAGTGGTGCCAAGCAAACCCGCATTGCCTGTGCAGCCACTCGTCGGCAGGATCAGGCGCGGGAAGTTCGGTAAGGGCGGAGGATGGGGTTGATTCAACCCACCGGAGCGCTTTTGGATACAATCCACGATCGTACGTCATGAGCAAGCCAAACACTTACCCCCGGGCCGAGTTTTCTCGGCGCCGGGAATCTCCCTTCCGCGACCCATTTGCGGATCGTCGACGCGGTCACAGGCAGCATGCCTTGATGAGACTTCGTGCTCGCCAAATCAGACATGCGCAGGAATTGCAGCGTGTTCATGAGTTCTCATCGTAGCGTATCGGGCGCGAAAACGCAAGAGGCGGGTTAACCACCATTGGAGTCAAAAGCATGACAATGCTCGTCAAAATCCTCAGGCAACATCGTTACCAAGGCACGATCAAAAACCCAGGCGATGCTGACTACACGGTCAGTGACAAAGACGGGCAGGGCATGCTTGGTGACGGGACCGTTTCCTGGGTCGACGCCCCCTATGTAAACCCCGACACGATTGGCGAGAGCAAAACCCTGACTGCAGCCCAGATCGCCAACCCCACGGCTAATATCCTGGCGGATACGGTGGCGACTTATATTGGGCCTGCACCTGATTATTTCAGGTACGCCAGTAATGGCGTTATCCTCTCGTCTTTATCAGGTGAGTTGTCTATACCGACGAAGGCTGTAGGGCAGGCACCACCGGGCACAATCGCCTCGAACGGGACTGTGACATTCAGCACAGCCTTAGATCGGATATGGTCCGAAGGGATATTTTTGCAATATGCAAGTTCAGCGTTTTCGACTCTGAACGCAGGCTTCTATTACACAGTCATGTCCAGCACTACCGTTGGACAGGTGTTTGAGACACAAGGAGGCTCTCTCGTAGTCGGGTCAAACGTAGCCTATCTCCTTGGTTCGGGGCCGCAAACTATGGCGTCGATCATCATACCGGCAAATACGCTTAAGAACCGCGGTAGATTGGAGGCCACGTGCTCATGGATATCGCAAACAGCTACTGTCGATATGGATTGGCATTTTGGAGGAACCGCATTAACGAGGCTAAGTAAAACATTCACTAGAGGAGTAGCAAGGTTGCGCTTATACGGAATCAGCACAACCAGACAACTTGCGCACATCGACTGCCTAAATAGTACCGCTCTGACAGCTCCAACACAACAAATTATCACCATAGACACAACTATTGATCAAGTTCTTGAATTAGGTCTCCTTGCAGGAAATAATTGGGTCATTGCCGAAAGTGCGATAGTTACAACTACTGGGATCGTATAAAATGTCACTCTACAATTTTACAAAGCCAAGGCTTTTCACTGAAATCATTACCGCGGCACCGACTAGAGATTATGTCTTCGGGACAAGCGGAAACGTGACAAACATTAATGACCTTGCGACAGATTGGCGTGCGCTGGAAGACTTTACTGGTTCGACGACAATCAACAATGAATTTGAAAGATACCCAACAACCTTTAATACAACCAATCATGTATTCACAGCAACTTCGCTTGATCTTACGGCGACATGCTCGTCATGGCCAACCACTGTACAGACAACAACAACGGGAGTTTCGGTCGGGGCGGTCGTTCCAGTCACGTCGATAGCTGGGATTGCCGTTGGTATG